TCCGCGTGTTGACGCCTGAGCTGGTCACCCTGTCGGGCCCCGGTCCGCACAAGCTCGACATCCGCGGAGCCATTCAGAACAGCGACACCGGGAGCTTCACGACGACGGCTGTTCGCGCGTCGATGACTGTCTCGCCGGTCGGGGTCTCCCCCGGAAGCATGAAGCCAGGTGAGGCGATGGACTCGGGCGCCGAGTTCTCGGTGGGGGCGTATCGCCTCTACATTGACGGCAAGTGCGTGCGCGAAATCGACCAGGAAAACGGTGTCGACAAGATCAACGGTGAGGACGTCGCCGCAAGTGCGAGCGCGAGAAAGGCTTTGGGGCTGTAACCATGAGCGAACTGAGCATCGAAGAGCGGAAGAAGAGAGCGGCTGCAGCCAAGGCCAGGGCCGCGGCGTTGCTTGGCGATCTGAGCTTGCAAAAGTTCACGCTGCGAACCCCGGTCGAGTACGAAGATATCAAGGCGGTCGAGTTGGTTCTGGACCTGGGGAATCTATCGGGCGCCGACATTTCCGACGCATACGAAGAGCGCAACTCTGACGGCGGGACCGCGATCATCTACCCGGCGATCGACAAGCGCTGTCAGGCGTACGTCGCAGCCAAGGCGGCCAAGGTTCCCGTCGGGCTGATCATGGCCCTTAAGGCCAAGGACTTCGACGACGTTACGACAGGCGTTCAAAATTTCTTGATGGCCTGACGGGCAAAGCCAGACCCGGCGCAGATCCTTTGCGTCGGGTCGACCTGATCGGCCACTTGAGGAAACAGGCTTACTACCTTTCGCGATCCGACACGTTCACGCCGGTATCGTACTGGATGAGCATTCCGATCCGCGATCTGCGGGGGTGGATCGATGCGATCTCTGAAGTGCGCGCCGAGGACAAGGCGAGGAAGAAGAGTTAGTCGATGGCCAGCCGAATCTATGAGATTGCCTTCAAGATCGGCGGACAAATTGCCTCGTCGTTGCCGAAGTCTCTGCAGGGAGCCTCGGCGCAACTCGCGGCGGTCAACGCCAAGATCGTCGAGCTTGAGAAGGCCCAGGGCACCGTCACTCGGTTCCACGATCTGCACAAACAGATCGAAGCAACCGGAGCCAAGCTCCGAGCGGCCGAGGCGGAAAAGCGGAAGTTCGATCAGCAAATGCGGTCGGCTCCTTCCCCCGCCCTCGGCAGGTTGGCCGGCCAATACGACGCGGCGGCGAGCAAGAGCGCAAAGCTTCGCGCCGAGCTACAGCTGCAGCTGCACCAGCTCCAGGGCGTGAAGACCGCGATGGAAGCCGCTGGTGTCACAACCCGTAGCTTGGGCGCCGACACGGAAAAGCTCGCGGCGAAGATGGCCAAGGCGCGCGGAGAGGAAAGCAAGCTCAAGGCCAGGCAGGCCGCGAAAGAGGCCACCCAGAACAAGCTGGACGCGGCACGATCGAAATACAGCGAGTCCAAGGGAAAGCTGCTGGGGGCCGCGGCCGGGGTGGCAGCATTTGCGATCCCGGCGAAGATGGCTGCCGAGTTCGAGGACTCGATGGTGCGCGCCGGGGCACTGGCGAATGCGAACGATGCGCAATATGCGGCGATGGCCGCGCAAGCGCGCCAGCTCGGGCGGGACACGCGATTCAGCGGAATCGACGCCGCCCACGGAATGCAGCTGTTGGCCCAGTCTGGATTCAAGGCAGAGCAGATTATGCAGACCATGCCCGGCATGTTGGACATAGCTGCGGCCGGTATGGTCGACATCGGGGAGGCGTCCGACATCACGGCCAGCATCCTGCGCGGATTCGGCATGCGCGAATCTGAGACGGCGCACCTTGGTGACGTTCTTGCCAACACGTTCACGAGTTCAAGCACCACGCTTTCGAGCCTGGGCGAGACTATGAAGTACGTGGGCCCGGTCGCTGCAAGCACGAGCACGTCACTTGAGATGATGGCGGCGGCGGCTGGAAAGCTGGGAAGCGCTGGCATCAAGGGCGGGGAGGCGGGAACCGCCTTGCGCGCGATGATGCTGCGACTCGCGTCTCCGCGGGCGAAGGGAATCGAGGCGCTTCAGAGGCTTGGCGTCGACACCCTCAATAGGAAGACGAAGAACCTCCTCCCGTTTGAGGAGATCCTGGCCAACATGTCCAAGAAGATGGCCAAGATGGGGAGCGGCACCAAGGCCGCCATGATTGATGCCGTCTTCGGAATTGAGTCCGCCAGCGCCGCGACGGTTCTGTTGGGAGAAGCTGGATCGGGGGCACTGCAGAAGTACGCAGAGTCACTGAAGGCCGAGGGGACTGCGGCGAAGATCGCGGCGAAACAGAACGCCACGATGGCGGGACAGTGGGACAACTTCAAAGGATCGGTCGAGGAAGTTGGTGTTTCGATCGGATACGCATTGATCCCAATGCTGAAGAGGCTGATCGACCAGGTCGTTCCCGTCATCAACAAGACCACCCAGTGGATGAGCGACAACCCAGAGCTGACTGAGACGATCGTCAAGGTGGGCCTGGCTCTCGCCACTTTGAACCTCGGGCTCGTTGCGGGAAGCGCTGCGCTCAACGGGGTGCACGTGGCAATGCTGGTTCTGCAGTCGGCCGCCGGTCCGATCATGCTCGAAGTTGCCGCTGCCGTGGGTCCAGTGCTGCTCGCCCTCGGGTTGTTGGTCGCCGCCGGATATCTGGTCGGAAAGAACTGGAATGAGATCAAAGAGGGCGGCGTGATGGCGTGGAACGCGATCCGCAACAGCGTGGAGGACACGGTCAAGTACATCCAGAACATCACCCTCGAAGAGGCTGGCAAGGCGATCATGCGGACCCTTGCAAAGGGGCTGCTCGCCGCCAGTCCCCTGCCGCTCAACACCGCAATGTGGGTTGCCGAAAAGCTCGGGCTCATCGGGAAGAAGGCAGAGGACAACTCGTGGATGAGCAAGGTCGTGTTCACCGACCGCCCCGAACTCGGCAAACAGGTCCTTGCCGCCTCCGAGGTGACATCGTCGGCGAACGTATCGGGCTCCGCTTACGGAATGTCTTCGGCGTCTGACCTTGGAAGCGGTGTTGGAAGCCTCGACGCAGCCGGAAAGCTATCGGGCGGATCGAGCAGCAGAAGCGGACCCTCTGCTCCCGTGATCAACTATTCCCCAAATATCAACTTGCCACCGGGGACACCCGCGGAAAACCGCCGGGAAATCGAACGCGGCGCCGCCACGTCGCAGAGGCAATTCGCCGACTTGATGAAGCAGTTCATGGATAAGGACGGAAGGCTGTCCTTTGAGTAGCTACACCACGATCCAAGGCGACACCTGGGACAAGATCGCGTGGAAGGTCTACGGCGACGAGATGCAGTTGCACTGGCTCATCGAGGCCAACCCGCAGCACCGCGAGATCGTGATCTTCCCGGCGAGCATCACCCTGGCGGTCCCCGACGTGGTGGGCGAGACAGCGCGGGCCCCGTTGCCCCCATGGCTGACCAATGGGTAGCGCCGGACATAGCGCCACCAAGGTCAAGCTCGAATACGAGGGGGTGGCGATCTCCCGCGGTGACGACGACCAGGCGAAGACGAAGAGCTACATGGTCGACGAGTTGGGCGACCTTCTCGCGTGCGACTACACCGACAACGCCGAGGGGCAGGCGGACGATCTGCAAGTCACTCTGCGAGACCGCGAGGGGCTGTGGCGTAACGAGTGGCTACCCCAGAAGGGCGCGCTTCTGCGAGCCACGATCTCGCCGGCCTTTGGCGATGGCCAGGTCGAAACCGGAGACATGTGGATTGACGAAATTGAGATCGGGGGGCCGCCTGGTGTAGCCACGATCCGCGCCACGTCCGTACCGGTCGACGAGGAGGTCAGGGGAACCAAGAAGACGCGAGCATGGGAGGCGGTCACGTTTCGGCAGATGGCCGAGAAGATCGTGAAGGGGACAGGCCTCGACCTGTTCTACAAGGGCGACAGCGTCGAAATTGACCGCACCGACCAGCACGAGGAATCCGATCTCGCCCTATTGAAGCGCCTGGGCGCGGACTACGGCTTCGTGGTCAAGGTCGCCGACGGAAAGCTGGTGGTCTACGACCAGCAGATCCTTGAGGACGCCGAGTCGGTAGCCGTTGTCGACGTGGGCAAGGGCGACGGGATGGTCAAGACATGGAGCATCCGCTCGAAGACCCGAGACGTGTACAGGGCGGCGCGCGTCTGGTACCGCAACCCGATCAACAATTTCCTCGCCGATGCCGTGAAGGAGCACCAGCGGGCGGTGAAGGAGCACCAGCAGAGTGAATTGAAGGAGCCGACCTATGTGTCCCCGAAGAAGCGAGGCAAGCGCAGGCGGCAAACCAACGCGCAGAAGGAAGCCCGCGCGAAGAATAGGTACGAGAAGAAGCACGACGGCTACCTTGACCAGTTGATCCGCCAGTCTCGCGATCAGGATCGCCGAGACGAAGCGGGTGAGGTGACCGAGGTTGACGATCTCGACTTCCTTTTCACGCCCGACGGCGCCCCCGTCGTCGGTGGCGTTCTGGAGATTGAGAAGCGGGTAAAGGATCTGGACGCGGCAATGCGCCTTGCCGAGCGCTCGCTGAGAAACGCGAACAAAGACGAGGTGATGCTAGGGCTGGACCTCGTTGGCGACATCGTCATGCGCGGAGGACTGAACATCGACGTGATCGGCGCCGGGAAGCTCTCGGGGAAATACCATATCGAGCAGGCGCGCCACTCCGTGGGAAGCGGCGGCTACTCGACGGCGGTCACCGCGCACCGGGTGCTGGTGTACAGGTGAGCCTGGCCGATCTGGTCGAGAGGATTTCCCGGCTTGAAAGCCTGGTCCGCAAGATGATCCGCATGGGTGCGGTCTCGGCGATCAAGCGCGATCCCCCGCGTGTGCGCGTGACGTTCGCCGACAAGCTCGTCAGTGATTGGTTGCCGGTGATGGTGCAGGCTTCCGAGACGGCGCGCGACTACTGGGTTCCCGCAGTAGACGAGCAAGTCACGTGCGTGTTCCTTCCGATCGCCCCCGAGGTGGGATTTGTGCTTGGCTCTTTCCACTCCGACCAGGACGCGATCCCGGAAGGGGCAGACGCCGAGGGCGAGCGGGTGATCGAGGCGGACGCCAGACTGCGCGTGTTGGTCGGCGAGATGGAAGTGCAGATCACGCCGGAGCTGTTCCGCGTTGGCGGCGAGGGCGCGACCGAGCCGTACGTGCTGGGGAACAAGAGCAAGACGTTGCTTGAATCGCTGATCGACTGGATGGCCGCGCACACGCACCCGACCGGCGTGGGCCCATCCGGACCGCCTGCAACGGCCGCGGATGTCACCGCGAAGAAGACAGAAATCCCGGGCACTCTGAGCGAGATCATCAAGGGACGCTGAATTGCTCGACAGGGACACCCTGAAGTCCGCGATCCAAGCGTCGCTGGAGAGCCAGCCGCCGACCGCGGCCGAGGCTGCGCCGGGGTGGGCCAACGCCATCGCCGCCCACGTCGCTGAAGGGCAGAGCCTCCAAACCGTGCATCCGCTCGGGCCCAGCATCGACGCGGGAAAGCCGGGGCTCACGTCGTCGGTTGCGGCGGCGTTCCAGTCGGGGACCGCGGCCGGGGCGGCCTCGGGTCTGTCGGCCGCGATCGTGACCTTCTACCAGGGCCTTCTGTTCATGGGGATCACCGCGGGGTCGGTGACCGGTGTCCCCGGTGCCGGCGCGCTGACCGCCGCCCTATCCGCAGCTTTCAGCGACAACGCGGCCAACGGGGCCACTGTTGCCCAATCTGCTTCGAGTTTCGCCGACGCCATCCATGCGTGTGCCCAGACCGTAATCGTGGCCCACGTTGCGCCGGCCGCTGTGACTGGGCCTCTGGCATGACGACCTCGGGACATATCGCAAGGACGCGCTGCCGATGAGCCTCGGGAGGTTCGTTGGCGCGTTCGGGCCCTATGCGTTCTATGCGTCGGCCGATGTGGTCCACACGTTTTGCCGTGGCACTCGCCAGCGCGGGGCCGTGTTCGCGCGGCATCGGGTGATCGGCTCGAAGGATCGGATTGAACCCATCGCGCCGGAGCTTGATGAGGTGTCCCTTGAAGTGGTGCTGGACCAAGCCCACAGAGTGATCCCAGAGGCGCTGGCCATTTTGCTGAACCAACTCAAAGAACTGCAGGGGGCGTGGCCGCTGTTCGTTGGCCCGATCTACAAGGGGCACTTCGTGATCACCAGGATTGCCGAGAACTGGGAGCGCTTCGGGAAGTTCGGCGAAATCGAGCGGATGATCGTCTCGATCTCATTCTTGGAGGACGCCGACGCTACCGCGGCCGTGTTCAGGAGGGTGAAGCGTGCCCTTGCTTGATGTGACCCCGGGCGAGTTCGTGATCAACTGGGCGCCTGCCACTGAGGAGGAAGAGGTCGCGCAGAACGTGGCCTTCTTAATCAGCGCTCCGTCAGGGTCCGTTCCTCTCGCTCGCTCCATTGGTGCCACCGACGCGGTGGATGGGCCGATAACCCACGCGCGAGCCATGCTGATGACAAACCTTGTCCGCACCATCGGCCAGTTCGAGCCACGCGCGACGGTGCGCGAGATCAACTTCGACGCTTCGGACATGCTGGACGGCCAGCTCGTTCCGACGGTGAGGATCGAAATATGAGCAACCCCAGCGGCCTTCCCGACCTGGTTTTCGTCGAGCGCGACACCTCGACGATCGAGGCGTCCATGCTGTCGATCGTCGAGGGAGAGTTGTCGAAGGCGGCGAAGCGGACAGTGACGCTCACCTTGGCGGACCCTCGGCGGGCCGTAGTGAGCGCGGCCGTTCTGCTGTTCGCGCAGGCATACCAGAACATCAACTTTGCAGGACGCCAGAACACGCAGCCCTACGCGGTCGGCGACTTCCTGTTGGCCATGGGAAAGCTGGTGTTGGGCGACAAGGCCGACAAGCTCCCGGCCTCCCACGCCGTGAGCACCGAGAGGTTCACGCTCAGTGCGGCCCGATCGTCGGTGACTACGATCGCGGCTGGGTACCAGCTGTCGGCGGGCGGCGTGCTCTTTGAGACAACTGAGGACGTCGAGATCGCGATCGGTGATTTGACGGGCGATGCGAAGATCCAAGCCGTCGAGGCGGGGACGTCGGGCAACGACTTTGTTCCGGGCCAGATCAACGCCATGGTGAACCCGATTCCATTCATGGCGTCGGTGACGAACCTGACGAAGTCCCAGGGCGGCGCCCCTGAGGAATCGGATGATGACTACCGCGAGCGCATCCGGAACGCGCCCAATTCATTCTCCGTGGCCGGGCCAGAGGAGGCCTATGCGTTCTGGGCGAAGAGCGCCAGCTCGGCGATTGCTGACGTGTCGGTGATTACCGATGCGTCCTCGCCCGGGGTGGTCACCATCGTCCCGCTGCTTGCGGGCGGTGTGATACCCGGGATGGAGATCTTGGACCTCGTATACGAGGCCGTGAGCCCAAAGAACAAGCGTCCGCAGACGGACCTTGTGCAGACGTCGGCGCCCGAGGCTGTTTCTTACGACGTCGGGATCACCTATTGGGTCGACAAGAGGGACGCCAAGAAGTCGGCGACGATTCAAGCGGGCGTCGCGCAGGCCGTGGTCGACTATGCAGCCTGGCAGCGCGCCGCCCTCGGGCGCGACGTCAACCCGGACCAGTTGCGGGCGATGGTGATGGCCGCCGGGGCGAAGAGACTGACCGTCGCATCGCCAGCGTTCACGGCGTTGAGCGGGTACCAGGTTGCCCAAGAGGGCGCGCTGTCGGTGGTCTACGGGGGGCTCGAAGATGCGTAGCCTTTCGGACGTCAGCCTCCTCGAATTGATCCCCTCGAATCTTCGGCAGGACCCTTTCGTCGTCGCCTTTTCCAAGGCGTTCGACTACGAGTTTCGCCTGCTGATTGCAGCCATTCCGAAGATCATCCTGTTCGCCAACATCAACAACCAGCCCGCCGAGGTGCTGGACTATCTCGCCTGGCAGCTGGGGGCGGACTTCTACGACCAGAGCGCTGACCTGACAGCAAAGCGTGCCCTCATTTCCCAGGCGCTCTATTGGGCGGCGATCAAGGGGACGCCCCACGCAATTGAGCGCGTGATCTCGATTGTATTTGGAGAAGGCACGCACGAGGACTGGTTCGAATACGGCGGAGATCCCTTCCACTTTCGAGTGCGGACGCCGGGCGGGCGCTTCCCGGATTCAACGAAGTGCGACCTGCTCATGCGCATGATTCGGGCCGTGAAGCGCGCATCCGCGATCCTTGAGTCGATCACCGTCGAGCAGTCGGCCGATCTTCCTCTCTACTTCGGCGGGGCCGTTCGGATCGGTCGAAAAACCACACTCAGGAGCGCGTAACGTGTCGACGCTTCCATTTCTAACGATCACAGCGTCGGGCCTGGACATGCAGGCTAAGGCTCAACTCGGCGGGAATCTTCAGTTTACTCGGATTGCACTGGGAGCTGGACAGGCCGCGAGTTCTTCAGCGGCGACCGCGCTTGCTGACGAGCGCATGACCGAGAACATCCAGACATTCACGAATGGTGGAAACGGCAGAGTTGTCCTTTCTGTCGTGTTCTCGAATTTGGGTCTGGTGACCGGATTCGGTATGTCAGAGGTCGGCGTGTTCGCGCTTGATCCGACGACGAGCGTGGAGCGTCTTTACGCGTACGCCAAGACAAGCTCGCCCGACTTCTTCCAGGCGGCAGGCGGCCCCACGATTCAGGAAGAGGAAATCGAAGTCGACATAGCCGTCGGATCCGCGGCCAACGTGGTGGCCGTCATCGACGACATGGTAATCCTTGCCACCAAGGACAATCTCAAGCGCCCGACCAACCACGTCGATCTGGCGGCGACGCCCGATACGGCGGCTGTGACGGTAAGGCAGAGGCGCGGCGCGAGCTACGTTGACGGGATCAAGCTGATGGGGTTCGGCGGCATCGCGATCCCGATTGCACTGGGAGCGGTTCCGACCCCTCCCTCCGGCATCGCCTACCTGTACGTGCGCACAAACGGATTGGCCACGCCCAACACGCGGCTTTCCGTGTGCGTGAAGCTTCCCGACGGCAACGACGCCGTGATCTGCACAGGAGATCCATCGTGAGACGAGGGCACGTTATTGGAGGGGCGAAGGGTCAACACGCGATCGGCGTGCATCGCACGGTGGTTGAACACGGGCGCGAGCGATTCGAGTACGACGTCCGCTGTGAGGACTGCGGGACGATGCTTGGATTCGTCCGTCACGATGTCCCAAGGGTGGGACACGATCCCGCCGATTGCGGCCTGATCTGCGGGGACTGCGGCGAGGCTCGCGTAGAGCCCGAGGAGGCATAGCGGTGTTCTACGGAAACGGACACATCAGGCACCCGTTCCCCGGGCCGATCGACGGCGATCTCACGCTGACCAACACAAGCGGGTCTGACCAAGAGACGGTCATGACCCGTCCGATGTACTACGCGAACGTCACGCTGACCGCGACGGGAGCTGGCAAGCAGTACCTGACGACGAACGGCTGGCCGCTGTTCGTTTCCGAGGTTCTCCGGCCGACCAACAACAAGTGCGTGGTCAGGTGCCGAAACTCGCTGAACGGGCAGGCGGGAACGACGGCGAACGGCATCGGAGCGACCATCACGGGGGGGCCATTCGTCGGCGGGGGCTCCGGCGGAAACGGCGGCACGGCGAGCGTGGCGGCCACCAGTGGAGCCCAGCCCGCCGGAAACTCGTCTCCATGTTCCAACTGGGGAGGGAACGGCGGGGCAGGCGGGGCAGGGGGGAACGGAGGCAGCGCCGGGTCGCTCGGCGGTACAGGTGGAGATGCGCCCGCGGCCGTCTCGTATTCGCTCTCGGACTACCTGTCTCCGTCTCACCCGGTTGCCGCCAACGGCTACACGATCAACCTGAGCACCCTGGCGCTGCGACATCTGTTCGGGGGAGCGGGAGGATCTGGCGGGCGCGGTGGTGGCCAGAGGTCCACGAGCGACACCTCTCTCTACTTCTATGGCGGCGGCGGTGGTGCCGGTGCCGACGTCATGCCGATCGCTGCTCGCGTGATCGATCTGAGCGGCGGTGGCGTGATCAGTAACGACGGCGGAAACGGTGGCGCCGGGTGCAACGGCGGCAACGGGAACTCCACCTACAACTCGGGGGGCGGCGGCGCGGGCGGCGGTGCGGGCGGCGGCGGCGGCCTGATCCCATTGACCTATGGAGAGCTTCGCCGCACGGGCGGGACACTGAGTGCCAACGGCGGCAACGGTGGCAACGGCGGCAAGGGTGGTAACAAATACGGGTCGGGCACACCAGGATATGGCGGCTCGGGTGGCGCGGGTGGAAGCGGCGGACGCATTGTCCATTTCACCGACACGGGGATCGTCGTCGAGGTCGGGGCGACCGGGGCCACAGGGTCCAACGGCGTGAACGGGACATAGACGCATGCCCCTTCGAACCTTCTCCGATTGGGTGTCCCGCAACTGCTTCGCCGCGGTCGTGGCCCTCGGTGCTTTCCTGTCACCGATTCGGCCGCTCATGATAGCGGTCGGCGCGCTGGTGGCCCTGGATGGGGTCACCGGGATTTGCGCGAGCCTGCGCGAGAGGAAGCGGATCACATCGCATCGCCTGTTCGACTCAGTCGTGAAGGTGGCCGTCTACCAGTGCTGTGTGATCACGGGGCTGATCCTTGAAGCGCATCTGTTCGGCGGCCAGGTCCCCGCGGCGAAGATGATCGGCGCGGTGATCGTGGCGGTTGAAGCCAAGAGCATCCTGGAGAACGGGGAGCGCATCGCCGGGGCGCCGATCTTTCGGACAATCCGCGAACGCCTGAAGACGCGCGGCGGTCGAGACAAGTGATCGGGAGCGGCGGGACCGGGCTGGCGATCGTCGCCGCGGCCTAGCGCTTTCCGCGAAGGCATTGAGAACGGGGCCACGCTGGCGA